GCCAAGGGCATCCGCGAAGACTTGAGCAATGTGATCACAAACATTGCACCCGAAGAAACCCCTTACATGAGCAATATTGGCCGTGAAAACGTGTCAAACAGCTTGTTTGAGTGGCAGACCGATACATTGGCCGCAGCTGCTGCCAATGCCCAGTTAGAGGGTGATGACGTTGGTACGTTTGACTCTGTGACTGCTACTGTGCGTTTGCAAAACTATGCACAGATTTCACGCAAGACAATCATCTTGTCAGCTACTGAAGAAGTGGTGAACAAGGCTGGTCGTCGCAGCGAACTGGCTTACCAGATCGCAAAGCGTGGTTCTGAGTTGAAGCGTGACCAAGAATTCGTCATGCTCAATGGTGGTATTGCTGTCGCAGGCGATTCCACTACTGCCCGTGTGTCTGCATCTTTGGGCGCGTTTGTTAAGACAAACACCGACAAGCAGACCAATGGTACTGATCCATCTTACACAACGCTGCCAAACAGCGCCCGTACAGATGGCAACGTGCGCACATTCACTGAAACCATTTTGAAAAATGTGATTCAGAAAGTGTGGACAGCTGGTGGTACACCTAAGATTTTGATGTGCGGTCCTGTTAACAAACAGCGCGTGTCAGGTTTCTCTGGTATCGCCTCCAGCCGTTTCAACATTGATGGTGGTGCAAAGCCTGCAACATTGGTCGGGGCCGTTGACATCTACGTTTCAGATTTCGGCAATGTCCAGGTTATTGCGAATCGCTTCCAGCGTGAGCGCGATGCATGGGTGATCGATCCCGACTACGCCAAGATGACTGTGCTGCGCCCTTACCAGCAAGTCGAATTGGCCAAGACTGGCGATGCTGAAAAGCGTATGCTGATCGTTGAGTGGGGCCATAAAGTTACGGCTGAAAATGCCCATGGTCTGGCAGCAGACTTGGTTACTTCTTAATCGAAGGTAAACTGAAAGGGCCAGGGAAACTTGGCCCTTTTTTTAACATGATTCACAAAAGACTATTTAGCGAAAACAAAGATCAAGGCATCAAACGAATCTGGCATGAAAACCCAGAAACTGGCGATGTGACCATTGAGACCCAACAAGATGTCACAGCGGTGATTGAGGCCAACAAGGCCATCTATAACGCTACAGATGAGAAAGCCAACTGGACCGGTGAATGGCACTTGGTGGCATCCATCCCCGAATCCCTTTATTACAAGATGAAGGCCGAGGGCAAGATCGATGACCAAGAATATATGAAGCGCTGGCTCAACGATTCTGACAACCAATTTTTTAGAACTAGACCTGGGAAAGTATGAATTACATTGCAGTCTGCACACCGGCCCGTGATCAGGTCCACACCAATTACACCTATTGCATGGTGAATATGGTGGCCTATCACACGCTCAATACAGAAGACGCTATCAGTCTGAAATTGATGCAAGGCACAATTATCCAAAACCAAAGGGCTGACCTTTGCTTGGATGCAATGGCTGAAGGATGCACACACATCCTTTTCATTGACTCGGACATGACATTTCCACAGGACATGGTCCAGCGGCTCTTGAAGCACGACAAAGAGATTGTGGCTGCCAACTGTGCCAGACGCAGAATGCCCACCGGCCCAACTGCCCAAAACTATGACGCTGAAGGCAAGCGCCAGGCGGTATACACAATGCCAGAATCCACCGGATTGGAAGAGGTGGGAAGCATTGGAACGGGCATAATGCTGATCAAGCGCGAGGTGTTTGAGGGCATGAGCGAGCCGTGGTTTGATATGCCGTGGCAGACCAGTCGGGGCTACATGGGTGAAGATGTGTTCTTTTGTAAGAAAGCGCAAGAGCTGGGTTACAAAGTCTACATCGACCATGATGTCTCAAAGGAAATTGGCCACATTGGCACATTTGAATTTCGCCATGAACACACTTGGATTGTGAAAGAAGAGATGGAAAAAGAGGCCCAATAATGGCACTGACAACCTATACAGAGCTGAAGACATCCATTGGTGACTGGCTTAACCGGTCGGACCTGACGACAGCCATTCCTGACTTTATCTCTCTGGCCGAAGCACAAATCGAAAGAACACTGCGCACCAGGCAGATGATCGTCAGGGCCAATGCGTCTTTTGACGCGCAGTATGGCGCAGTGCCAAGCGACTTTCTTGAGACCAAATCCCTAAAGCTCACAAGCACAAACCCACAGACCCCATTGGAATTTTTGAGCATTGATGCCTTGGACAATAAGGCAGCCGAATACACGGCCAGTGGCAAACCCAAATTCTTTGGTGTTGTTGGTGGCCAATTCCGAATTGTCCCAACACCTGATGCAAATTACACAACTGAGCTGACCTATTACGCTAAGTTGACAAAGTTATCAAGCAGTGTGGCAAGCAACTGGCTTTTAACATCAAGCCCAGACATTTATCTGTATGGATCACTGCTCCAGGCTGCACCATACTTGCAAGATGATGCGAGAATCCAGACATGGGCAACGCTGTATGAGCGAGCCTTAAATGATTTACAAACTGCCGATGATCGCGGTGCATCTTCTGGTGGTGCATTGCTGACCCGTGCAAAGACTTTTGGATAAGGACTAGACCATGTCATCTTTTACCGACTACACCGAAAACCTAGTTTTAAATTGGGTTTTCACTACAAATTCGGCCACGCGCCCCACTGCCTGGTATGTTGGCCTTTTCACGGCTGCGCCCAGTGACACGGGTGGCGGCACTGAGGTGACTGGCAATGCTTATGCGCGAGTGGTGACTGGAACGATCTCCGGCTCTGGCACGGCCACCACATTCACCAATGCAGCGGCCATCGAGTTTGCAGCTGCCTCTGGTGGCAACTGGGGATCAGTCGGCTGGGCTGGCATTTTTGATGCAAGCACTTCTGGCAACCTTTTGGCCTGGGCGCCATTGACCACAGCGCGCACCATCAATGATGGCGATGTCTTGCGCATTCCAGCTGCATCCTTGAGCATTACTTTGGCCTGATATGGCAGCCTATGGATCGGGGAATTTTGGTGTTGGCCAATACTCTGATCCGAGGGTAGGCTACGGCTACGGCTCTTATGGCAAGGGCAATTACTCCAGAGGCACATTTGAGCCAAGTGTGGCCATCACGGCCACATCCACCATGTCGGTGGGTGCAGGGGTCATTTCCAATGTCGCGGTGGCCATCAGCGCCACATCCACCATGTCGGTGGCAGCCACTAGATTCACATTTGGCGCTTTGGCAATATCTGACACCAGCACATTGGTGGTCAATGCCAATTCAATTCTTAGAGCAAGTCTGGCGATATCAGACACAAGCACCATGGCCGTCAACGGCCTGCGCTATGCCATAGGTGCAGCCACAATCAGCGACACAAGCACCATGGCCGTGGCTGGGGTGCGTTATGCCATTGGTGCAGCTGCCATCAGCGACACATCAACTTTGGCGGTGAGCGGTGTCAGATACGCCATTGGCGCGGCCACCATCACAGATACATCGACACTGACAGTCTCAACCAGCATCATTGGCAATTCTGGCTTTGCAGTGACTGGCACAAGCACTTTGGTGGTGAATGCGCAGCGCAGGCAGCCTGGTGCTGTGGCATTCACAGAAACATCATCCATGGCGGTCAATGCAAGACTAAAATGGGAAGCAGAAAGTGACACGGCAGAATCTTGGGGTGCAATATCTGATAATTCAGAGACCTGGACACCAATCTCTGACCAGTCAGAAACATGGACTGCAATTAGTGATTCAAGTGAAACTTGGACTCCAATTGCTGATAATAGTGAATCTTGGCAAATTGCCGCATGAGGTGAAAAATGGCTGATACAACCACCACGAATCTATTGCTTACAAAACCCGAAGTCGGTGCATCCACTGACAGCTGGGGAACAAAGATCAATACCGATCTGGACAGCATTGACGCATTGTTTGATGCTGGTCCATTTTTGAAAGTCAGTAAAGGTGGAACTGGCGCAGGCACAGCAGCCAATGCGCGTACAGCCCTCGGTTTGGTGATTGGAGCAAATGTCCAGGCTTGGGATGCTGATCTCGATACTTGGGCTGGCAAGACTGCCCCAAGTGGCACTGTTGTTGGAACGACTGACACTCAGACGCTGACAAATAAAACAGTCGAAGCTGGCACATTCACCAACGGCTATACCGAAGAGGTGAATACGGCCAACACATCCACGGCCTACACAATCAGCCTGGCTGATGGCTCATTTCAAGTTTTAACCCTGACAGGCAATGCAACGATTACCATGCCAACGGCCACGGCTGGAAGGTCTTTTATTCTTTTGCTGAAGCAAGATGGCACAGGATCACGCACAGTGACCTGGTCGACAGTTAAATGGCCAGGCGGCACAGCACCGACTGTGACCAGCACGGCATCTAAGCAAGATATTTATTCATTCTTTGCAGATGGTACAAACTGGTACGGCACGACTGTCGGTCAGAACTACACACCATAAGGACTGACTATGTTTGCAGCAGGGAAAACAGCAGCAGTCGCTGGCGTAGCAGGGCCAGATGATAAATTCAACTACGTCACTATGCTCTTGCATGGCGATGGGACTAATGGCGCACAGAACAATACATTCTTAGACAGCAGTACAAACAATTACACCATCACCCGCAACGGCAATACAACCCAAGGTTCTTTTTCGCCTTATGGGTCTAATTGGTCTAATTACTTTAATGGCACAAGTACTTTAAGTCTTGCAGATAACGCAGTGTTTACGCTTCCAGCAGATTTCACTATTGAGTTCTGGTTTTTTCAAACAGGCGCATTTCAAGACAGGCTAATTATTGATAAGTGGACTGAATATTATGTTTATACACGAGCAAATGGCGTAATAGGCCTTGCATGGGGGCCATACAACGCTAGTGGAATGTTTGGCGTTGGTGGAATAGTTCAAAGTGGCAATGGTGGGTTTGCATTAAATACTTGGACTCATGTGGCGGCTGTTAGAAATTCAAATACATTTACTTTATATATAAATGGTGTTTCTGTTTCCACTGCAACCAATAGTGCTACTGTAACAGATACTAGTGCAGGAATTACTATCGGAGACTATGGTGGTGGTGGTGGATATGCGTTTGAAGGATATGTATCAAATGCACGAATTGTCAAAGGTACTGCTGTTTACACGGCAAACTTTACACCAAGCACAACGCCTTTAACGGCAATATCAGGCACAAGCCTTTTGACTTGCCAATCAAACAGATTTATTGACAACAGTACAAACGCATTTGCTATTACTGCAAATGGCTCACCAAGCGTTCAACGCTTCAACCCATTTGGTACTTCTACCGCCTACTCCACAAGCGTGATTGGTGGGTCAGGGTACTTTGATGGTAGTGGGGATTATTTGACTGTCGCAGATAATGCCGCCCTTGATGTTGATGCTGGCTCTTTCACAATGGAGGCATGGGTATATCTTACTGATGCAACTGTTACAAGCCCAATTTTGGCAAAGAATTTTGGTTCTGCTGGTGGGTGGATGTTTTGGGTTCAAAGCACACTTCGCTTGCGTATGTATGACGCTAGTGCTGGTCAAGTTACAGCAACATCTTCTGCATCTTTAATATCAAACTCTTGGAATCATGTGGCGGCAACACGAAGCAGTAATACGCTTACTGTGTATGTAAATGGTGTCTCAAGTGGTACTGCAACATTTACTGGAACATCAACAAATGCCGCTGTTCTTGAAATTGGCGGGTATGGTGCGGCTACTGCCGTTTCAACTGGATATATTTCTGACGCAAGGCTTGTTAAAGGTTCTGTTGTTTACACAGGAAATTTCACGCCTCCTACTGCACCCCTGACAGCAATCACAAATACATCATTGCTGACCAACTTTACCAATGGCGCAATCATAGACAACGCCATGATGAACGACTTAGAAACTGTGGGTAACGCACAGATTTCTACAAGTGTGAAGAAGTATGGAACAGGGTCTTTGGCGTTTGATGGTACTGGCGATTGGCTGGCTGTTCCTACTTCACAGAACTTTGCGCCAGGTGTGGGTGATTGGACAATTGAATGTTGGCTATACCCAATTTCTGGAAACTGGGCAATAGTCACTGGTTCAAATTTTTATATTAACAATAACAGTGGCACTGTTTATGTTGGGGATGCAAGTGTTGACATTATTGCTGTCTCTCCTCCATCAACAGGGGTGTGGACACATATTGCGGTAACAAAATCTGGGTCAACAGTAAGATTGTTTTACGATGGAACACAAGTAGGCTCATCTACAACAGCTTTGTCAACAGCAATCACAACATCAATGATTGTTGGAGGTAGACCATCCTCATCAATTTCCACAAACGGCTACATTGATGACCTACGCATCACCAAAGGCTATGCCCGATACACAGCAACATTTACACCGCCAACTGCGGCACTCTCAGATACAGGCCCATATTAAGGAACATCATGCAAATTGCAATCTTAACTAGCCCCATTACAGTTGGCGATTATCGTGAACTGTTTAGCAATACATCATTCAACGCTAACGGCCCAAGTGATGAATTCTTGACTGCCAACAATGCCAAGAAGGTCAATGCCTTTAAATCCCATGACAGACTGACTCAGAAGTTGGTTTCATGCTCTGCCTATGACGATGGTGAGTTTGTTTCTGTCGTTCAAGTAGAAAGCCTGAGTGCTGAAGAAATCCAATCAGCCAAGGATTCTGCAATGTCTCAACTGAGAGCCACACGCAATGCTTTATTGCTTGCTTGTGATTGGACTCAGATTGCTGATTGCACTATTCCTAAGAAGGCTGAGTGGGCAACATATCGTCAGACCTTGCGTGACTTCCCTGGGACTATTTCTGACGCACGAGCCACCATTACTTGGCCAAACAATCCTGACTGGGTTGAAATGCCATGACAAAAGAAGTCACCCACGAACAAATCTACGAACGACTGATTGCAGTTGAAACTAAAGTAGATTCCATAGAAAAGAACACAAGTGGTCTTGTGGAGGCTATTGATGCCATGCAAGGGGCTGTTAAGGTTTTAGGATGGATTGCCTCTGCTGCCAAGCCTATTCTGTGGGTGGGTGCGCTAATCATGGCTGCTGGTGCAGTCTGGCAGACTTGGATTAAAAAATGAGAGACTGGGCCGTGGCATTTATTGCTGCGGCTCTTTTGAGCGCCACCATTGTCTGGTGCTTTTTTGTCATCATTTCGTTTTGGCCATGATCTATGCTCTGGTCCTATTAGCAGCTGCCGAATATAGATGCACCAGGTGGACATGGACCGGTGATGTCTACAATCGGAAAGTTGTTTGTCTCAAATGGGAGAAGAGGAAATGATTGATCCGATGACGGCCCTGGCGGGGATACAAAGCGCCATCAGCATGGTCAAGAAGGCCAGCAAGGTGGCCAATGATTTAGGCTCACTTGCCCCAATGATTGGCAAGATGTTTGATGCCAAGTCTGTGGCCACCAAGGCCATGCTGCAAGCCAAGCAGTCCGGCAAAGGCTCAAACATGGGAACGGCTCTCCAGATCGAAATGGCTTTGGATCAGGCCAGAGCCTTTGAGGAAGAGCTAAAAATGCTTTTCATGCAGACCGGCAAGATTGATGTCTGGAACAAGATCAAAGCCAGGCAGGCCGAGATGGACTTGGCAGATGCCAAAGAAATAAGTGCATTAAAGAAGGCTGAGAAAGAAGCCAAGCAGAAAGAGCAAGAACAACTTGAAATTGGTCTGGCCATTGGCGGGATATTCTTTGTCTTGTTTTTAGTGTTTGTTGGCGTAAATGAATTGATGGAATTCTGCGCAACGACTCGCAGATGTGGCGGCAGATGAATGAGTACCAGAAGACCTTTGACCTATGCCTCAAGATATTCGTTTACGGGTTAGTGGCTTTGTATTTCTTGGGTTTTCTAAAGTTTCTGCCAGATGATCTGTCTGACAGAATTGTCAATTTACTGCTGGGTAAAATAGGACTGGGCAAATGAGATATTTACTGCTGCTTTTATTGCTGACTGGCTGCGAAGAAAATTATCGTTATAAGTGCCAGAATCCTGACAATTTTCACGCAACTGAGTGCCAGAAGCCTCGCTGTATGTTTACCCAGACTTGCCCAGAATACTTGGTAGCACCAATCTTGGAGAAAAAAGTTGACGAAGTTAAACCTAACAACTGAAGAGATCGAGGTCAGGGTCTGGAGCATTGTG